TTGTAACCAGCCGCCCGCCGCGCATTAGCAGCAGCGTTTATGGTACTGTAGACACCACCCGGCCCAACTGAGTAGACGTTAGCGCCGCCGTTGACCTGAGCATACAACTCTGCAAAGTTGGCGTTTGTGTCGTTGAACGCATCAAACAGGTTATCCGCGCTTGGGTCATCTGCGAAAGAGCCGTTATCTATAGGGACGAATGCCATGAAATGCTCACTGTATAGAATAAGAACGGTAAGTAAGACGAATGGGTATGCGATACCACTTTTCGTCAGGAACACCGCCAAGTCGGTCAACACGATATACTGTAGTGTGTGCGTCTATCGTAGTAACCGGCCTGAAAGCGTCTCGAATAGCGTCTGCCAGTGCTTCGGGGTCTTCCGTGCCGTCACCAGCAGGCCAGAGTATGTCATACTGCATAATACCCACTGCCATAATGGAGTTGCTGGCAACGTGGCGTTCTTCACCGGGCAAAAGCGTTTCCCGTATGTAAGGAGTCTTGGCGTCAGGGGGATCAAACTCCCTGTTCTCAAAGGCAATGTCTGTAGGGAGAGACGGCACCGCTAACAGGATAGCCCGCATTCCCAGCCGAATTGAAGGGTAGTCTATCATGATGTCCTCAATCGAAACACTTTCGACTTGGTAGGTAGCCCCGGCCAATCCCTGAAACACAAGTTCGTCATCAGTGATTGCAACAAGGTCACCAGAAAAGACACCCGGCCCTTGAGACTTCTCCCATAGTGTGTGCCCGCCAAAAAGTACCTGTTGAGTACCAAGAGTGTTGGTTTGTTCAGCAATATCGACACTGTATTTGTAGTCCTGCCCGATGACCGGCCTTTTGGACGGTTCAGGAGCGCAACGTATTGACCCAGCCAGCACGTAACGCAACCGGCCACCTGAGATAGTCGCGCCGAAACCCGCGATATCCCAAGCGCTAGGATCATTGAAGTCAGGATCATGTACAAATTGCCCCACAAAATCATCTCACAGACTGTGCCGCTTCATCAACAATGCCGCTAAACTCTGCTACAGTAATAGCCACCATGCCGGTAGGTGCCTGTTGACTGTGGCCGTTTTCCAATTTCTGAGCATACGGCAAGTTGTTGACGATATAAATGGAGTCGCCTAAGGCTAACCCCGCCAATTCATTTTCACCTTCTGAGATAGTTGGCCCGCCGTCTTTGTCAAGCGTTTCTACTACCCCTTGAGGGATTTCGTTTAACTGCAACTGCCAGTTACCACGAAAGCGCCCGGTATCTACCGGGGAACGTGTGACCACCTTGGCAAGCATACGTAAACCAGTACGCTGTACAACCATGGCAATCTTGTTCTGCGTCTTGATATCGAATGCCTTGAGTTGTGATGCAAAGGTGCCCATTATTTCCTCAAGTGCAGGATATAAGTAGCAACGAGTTCGCCACTCCACAACCGGCCAACTTGTTGCATTTTCCAGATTTCACTGTCCTGTACCACTACATCTATGGCCTTGTCAGGAACTATAGCTAGATTCAGTGCCGCAACTGACACAACTTCGTCACCCTCTTCTATAAGAGTACCGTCAATGCGTTTGAGGGTGAATTCCGTAGGTGGAGTGACTTTGACTGTATAATCCACTGGCGCATTTTCGTCACCCCCGGTACCAGTGGCCCCGTCATAAGCTGTACGGGTAGTTCTACGAATAACTACAGTCTTACCGAATTTGTCGATAAGTCTGTCTGCTAAGCTTCTGGCGGTTGCGTCAAGTGTCACGCTCTCACCAGTTCAACGACATTGACCGCGCCATTGTCGTACAGGCCAGTCAACAACAAGTTCACATAATCGTAGACGCGCCCGATTTTGCTATTGTCGAAGTATTCAACTTCGATGTCGCCAACCTTCTCTTTCTTGGTGCGTACATCATCTTTGGACAAAGAGGGAACTAGCGCCCCTGACAAAGCCTGTAGAGCAAGTTCACATTGTGCGTCTTCAACTTTCGTTGGAACGCCAGATAGTGTCCTACCTTCATTGTCAGTTGCGCCAGTCCGGGGCCACCCCAACGTTTGTGTGAGACTCTCAAGAGACCCCACCCAAGCGTAAGAGCCGTCAAGGTATGCTGCACTTTCGTATAGAGCCGCTTCTTTCTCTGCTGTAGAAGCAGCGGCCCAAGTTGCGTTGTCTCTGTCTGACCAGTAAGTGTCAGCGTCAGCAACGTCAATATACGAATTTGTGCCCTTGACTATAGCCATGTTTTATGTCCTGTTGGCTGGTTGTCGTTACTTAGTCGCTTTCAGCAGCAGCGGCCTGTTGCGCTTCGATATTGGCCTGTACTGCCTTGCTGTGAGCCGCTTTGCCATCAGCCAGAGCGCCCTTCTCACCAACGTTCTGTTCATCCAGAATATCGGCATTTGGGTTGGTGACCGTGAACCCGGCTGCTTTCAGTTCTTCAATCTGTGACTCTTCGCACTGACAGGGTGAGCCGTCAGGTGAATACATCACACGTTGTACAGGGATGAATGCTTCGTTTGCCTTTGCCATCGTTGTGTTACTCCTGTTGTCTATACTTCAGTTTAAAAGGGGCCGGTCAAGACAGGGGGCTGTCGAGACCGGCCAATACCACGCCGGAGGAGACTGGTTTACGAGCCGTCTGTGAGCAGCAGCGACAGTCTTGGATCCCAAGCAGTCGCACCGATCAACATGTCCAGAGACATTGTCTCTTTCTTTGTGTCCATGTCATAACCCTGTGTCACCCGGATGGAGAAACCGTCCATGGTGACAACAGCACTGGAAACACTTGACGGCTGGTCAAGCGGTGGCGCTGCATAGGCGAATGCAGTACCTTCAGTGATAACACCCCGGCTTGTGTAGGTCAGACCGGAAGCAACCACGGTAACAGCAGCGTTATCAGGGATGATTTCCGTGATGGGGTCAACCAGCGGGATGCTGGTAACAGTTGCTGCTGTGGTAGTTGCACAGATCAGAGGGGTGCGAACGCCAGCGATCTTGATACGGTCACCAGCATTGATAGTAGTTGTCGTGGTGCCGTCAACTACCAGTGCCGTGTTACCGATCAGGTTGTCAGTTGCAACCGTGTTGTCAGTCAGACCGACAAGGTTTGCAACCGTGTGAGCCGTTTCCGGCATGTTGATAGAACTGAAGAAGTCCAGCCCGAAACGACGGCCCATGGCACCAGTGACCATAGTGTTTTCAGCAGCCGCGCCACCGATCTGAGCCTGATTGAACCAGTCAGCACCAACCAGACGAGTTTCCAGAGTCAGACCAGTCAGACAGAACCGGCCAACACGGGAAATACGCTGCCGGGTAGCTGCTTCGTTAGCAGCCGCCACATCAGCAGCACTGCCCAACACTGAAGCAGCGTTATACTGTCCAGCCGCTTCCAGGATTTTGGTACCAAGATAGGCGTCAGCCTTTTCAGCCAGCCGGGTAGCAGCCGGGTTGATGACCTGTTCAGTGAAACCGTCGAAGTCCAGAGCCAGTTCACGGGCACCCAACTGGATAGATACGTCGAAGTGCTTTTCGATCTGGAGAGAACGCTTGCTTTCACGAACGTCCTGTACAGTGATGGAACCGCCAGCGGTGAATTCCTTGGCTTCGTAATCAGGACGCTGCTTGATGTTAACAGTGTCGCCAACAGCGTAACCGTCCTGCTTGGCGAATTCCTGCTGCTTGTCGCGGTAAATGAGGTTGCCGATAACCAGTTCGTCGCTCAGGACAGACAGGGCTTCAGCGGCAACACGAGAGGGGTTGATGTCGAGTTTATTTGCCATTACACGGTCTCCAAAATGAGTTAGGTAGCTTCATGCTACCAGAACATGAAGCAAATCAATGAGTTCTTGAAATGCAGCACGTTCTGACCCAGTCAGTAAACCGTGTCGGTGACCCAGTCACCTGATAGATAGGGTGACCGTCTGGCCCTGCCGGACAGTCACCCTACCCCTATACCATCGGATTATAACTTACGCTCTGAGAATGTCAAGTCTTCTGTAAGTTACTGATTTACCTACCAGAAGCGGCCTTTTTCTTCTCAGCCCGCAACCGTCGATAAGTTGCCATATCACCAGCTTCAGCCGCCTTGTCCATAGCAACGTCAATATCAGACTGCTTGTGGCCCTGACCACCTGACCCACCGGCCCCGGCACCCTGAGAACCGGGGAAATAGTGTGAAGTATTCTCAGATTCTTTCAGTTCGTTGATCCAGACATCAGCAGTCAACAGACTCTTGCCGTCAGCCGTTTTACGCAGATTGCCATCCTTGTCACGGGCTTCAAGGCTGTCATCTTCGGCCACTGTGTACATATCCAGACCGCGCCGGATAATGTCATCAATGGCACCGGGAAGCGCCCCGGCCTTTTCTGCCAGTGCCCGCAACTGAGTTTCCACTGTGCGCCGGTTGTACTTGCTCTTCCAACCTTCGTTTTCCTTGGTCAGCCCGTCAACCTGTTCCTGTAGGGTAGCGGTTTGGGTGGAGAAGTCAGCTTCACGCTTCTCAATGCGCTTGGCAACCACTTCGTCTACCTTACCAGCAGCCAACAGTTGCGCCTCTTCGTCATTTTCGAACCGGGCCATCATGGTCTTCATAGCAGCAGGGTCAAGACCATCAAACGCTGCTAACTTACCTGCCAGCGTTTTCTTTTCCTTGAGTGCCTCTTCAACCTTGGCTTTCAGGCCCGCTGTATCAGCTTCGTACTTGGCCGCTGCTGCTGTGTTGGCCTCTTCAACAGCCGCTGCTATCTTAGCAGCAACGTCATCGTCACCCTCACCAAAACCTACTACAGGAGTAGGAACGTGTATGGCCCTGTGAATTGCATTTTTCAACATCATTTTAGCTACCTCCAGCTACAGTTTAAGAAACAGACGGAAAACGCTGTCTCAGTTCATTCAGCGTCAAGAGACTACCGTCCTTGGTGCTGAAACTTTTCAGTGACAGTGTGCCACTATCATACATCTTGAAACGTTCTGGCCCCAAATAGTCTTGCTGGAACCACTTTGGCTGACGTTCAAACCAGCCGGGGAACTTGTCAGTAGTTTGCACCGGCTTACCCATGCGCTTGGCGTCAGGGTTACGGGCACCCTTTGGCACTACCTTGTTAGTGTCAGGGTCACGCCTAACCGTTGACCGCGCCTTTGTGTTGGCTTCCTGATTGTAGTCAAAACTTGGCCGGTCATCCTTTTCCTGATTAACCCCCTTGATACGTGGCACTGCTGTAGACCTACAGTTCCAGTGCGCATTACCCGGCCCACCAAGTTCAGGATATGGGTGGTCAATCGGTTCACCTGTCAGGGTGTAGTGTTGACCGTCTCGTGGTGCGCAAATCTCCATGGTCACACGCCCGTCAAGGGTGGAAGCCCAAATGTAGCCGTCTGTTATGTTCTTGTTTTCGTTCAGGGTGGCAAGTCGAGCAGCCCCGGCATAGTGCTGTACAGAAGTACGCGCTATGGTAGACACGTTGTTTTCAGCCCTTCTGAACACCGGCTTGAGACTGTTTGCTATTTGCTGGTTGGTCTGGCCTGTGACAAATCCTGTCTGCACTGTGTTTATCAGTAAACGCTGTTCATCACGCTGCAACTTGTCATACCATGACTTCATTGTAGCCCCTTCGTAGGGTTTGGCAGTTGCCGCTACATATACAGCACCAGCAGACACCCGGACAGCTTTTTCTCCAGAAGCCACCTGTAGCGCTTCCTGATTCCACGCCGCTTCGTTGACAACAAGCCCCCGCATCTCTGTGGCAGTCTTGCCCACCGTTTGAGCATATCCGGCTTCAAGCATGGCTTGGATGTCACCAGCAATAGCTAACGCCCGCTGACGCTGGAAGGGTGTTTGCTTCTCTGTCAGCACCCGGTTAGCTATGTCTTGATGGGCACGTTTCAGGACAGCAGACATAGTGCCAGCAAAACTACTGGCGTATCTCGAAAGGTCTACTTGGTGCCTGACATACAGGTCTTCGACTGAGTCGCTCATTCGTCACCTGTAGCGCCGTCTCCAGCAGTGGTACCCTGTGGCCCTTCTGCTATGATAGCAGCGATTTCGTCAAGGGCTGTTCTGCCTTCCACTACATAACCAGCCCGCCGCAAGTTATCAACCAGACTTTCCTGACTGAGTCCTTGTGCCATCCACGCCGCTACAAGAGCAGTGATTTCCTGAGCCGTCAGGTTGAGGTCAACAAGTTCCTTGTCAGGGTCAAAGTTGTAATTTTCGGGGTTGCCGCCACTCCACATTGCAATAGTGATTAAGAGGTCGTCAAACGCTTTCTCAACGTTCCTGATTACGGAAATGAGGGTAGCGCTTGCCGCTGACTGGCGCAACCGGAGTGCCTCACCACTCTCCACGCTCTTGGCGGTTCCACCTAGCAGGTTAGCGCCATAAGCAACAGCCTGTTCAAAGAGGTCTTTGATGTGAGACATGACATGTTGTAACGCTGCTGTGTCAGTAGTGGTGTAGAAAGCGTTCATTTCAGGGTCAGGAAGACATATTGCTACAGTTGACCCTACAATGGTAGGGGCATCGTCTTTTGACACCCCTGTCAGTACCAGTGTCGGGTTGCAACTCAGGAATTCAGACTGAGACAAGTCAGCCGTCTTCATGTATATCTGAATGGCTACAGAACTGATACTACCCAACGGTATGACGTTGGGAGTCGGGTTTGTGTTGGTGCTGCCAGCAAAGAAAAACGGTATCTTGTTGAGCGTTTTCCCTTTGTACATAGGGGTAATGGATTCCATCAGGACTTCCCCCACCTTGACCGGGATAATGTCACCGTCAGCATTGTATAACGTAGAAGTGTACACGCCGTCTTTCAGTTCCAGTACCCGGTACTGCATGGTGAGTTCAGAGGCAAACGGGTCATCAGGTTTCGGCACGTATTCCTCCAACACTACCATAGTAGTGGCGGTGTTGGTGCCTTCAACGTCTTTCTTGGTCTCTTCCCGCCAGTTGATAATGCTTTCTGCCTCATAGGGTAGTATCTTGAAGTTGCCGTCTTCAGCAATATCGACAAGGTACCCCAACCGCCCGGTCTGGAGAACTTCAGAGATAGAGAAACCGTAAAGGTCTTCAATCATCCCTTCAAGGTAGTTGTGGTTGTCTGGTAGTTCAATGGTAGCGTCTTTGCGCAACGCCACGCCGATAAGCCCCCGCAAACTGAAAGCGGTAATGTCAGGCAACTGTGCCCGCGTCTTGTACGCCATGAAAGCCGGGTTGCTGTGATAGTTTGGGTTCAGGTCTTGGTCAATCTCCCTGTTTCTCTGTGTCAGGGCAGAAGAGGAAGACGTTGTATTCTGAACAGACGGCGCTTTCTTAGCGTTCAGCATACCACTAGGCATAGGTAGGTACACCGTGTCACGGCGCTTGACTTGTGCCTCACCTTCAACACAGTCACGTACTTGTCTCCAAGCAAAAATATTCGCTTCGTATTGTGGGTGTTTCGTGCTAACTGAAGATTTGTCTGCCATGCTAGTATCCTCCAATGGTGTGTATTTCAGAGACACTTCTGCGCCTGATTGGGTACAGTCGGTCTATAGGGTAAGTTGCAGCGTCAACCAAGTGGTCTAACTCGTGTTTCTTGTCCATCTGCCCGTTGCTGTCAAAGGTGATTTGCTCAACTGCTGCTACAGTCTCAGGACATTCTTCGATATTGAAGAACAACTGGCGTTCTTCCTTGCTGTTACAGATTTTGGTATTTGTGGAAATAACCCGTTCCCGAACACCGGGGTTGCCTGACGGGGCATTGATACGTATCTTGGCGTCACGAATAAGGGTGAAGTCTGACACTGACCCACTAGTAGAAGAGCGCTTCTTACCTGTGGCGTCAGGATACATGATTTTGGGGTTGTCAGGATAACGCGCCTTCAGTATCTTTAGTGTCTGCTCTGTGTCGAAAGCGTTAGAGATTTCACCAACACCGTGAAGTTCCTTGCCACGGGGAACGTATATTACGGTTGCCTGTTTGCCGATATTGAAGTCCTGACCGATTATCAACGGTTCCTTGCCTTGTATTGTCGTAGTGCAACTGTTTAACTCTCTGTCAAAGCCGGGGAAACATGCCCCTTGTGTCAGGTTGACCCACTCACCCTCAATGTAAGCGTCTATGAGATGCTCTGGATAACTGTCATAAAGAGAGTCAATGTAGTCAGCGGGCAAGTGCGGGTTACTGTGAGTGCTTGCCTTAACGTACTTGTAGTGTTCACCGGGGGATTTTTTCCAGCGTTTGTAGGTGAAGGCAAAACTTTCTGGTGTGGTGTACGCCTTGACCTTGTTCATGGCCCATGGCTTGTTGACCTTCAGGAGAGACTGGTCTTTGGACAGCCCCGGCCTGAGTATCTTTTGTCGGTTACGGGCAATGATCCTGTTCCAGACCCCTTCCGCTTTGACTTCCTCAATCAAGTCAATTTCGTCAACGTGTGACCGGAACACTTCGTAAGCCACAATCCTGTTAGGGTTGTCCATTGACCGGAAAATCAGCTTGCCATAACCGTGAACGTCAAGCATGTAGTCACTGCGATTGTAGGTGTAAGCTAAACCCAACTCTCCCAGTGATTCCTCAAACCGGGGTATCAGGTTCAACTTCATCAAGTCATACGTAGGACAGTACACGCCGATGTTCGCGCCCTTGAACATGAACAAGTCTCCCATGGCCTGTTCAATCAGGGACATGGACTTACCAGAGCCATACCCCCCGACGAACAGAGGGAACTTGGCTTCTAGTAAATGGAATTCACTCTGCGGTTCTGTTAACGACAGTTCCATCAGCCAGTATCACCTTGAATTCTACAGTCTTAGTGCCTTCACCGCTGCCCTCTTCAGGATTCTCTTTCCAGTCGGTAGCTCTACGGTTCTTCAGCCAGAATTTGGCCGCGCCCACATCAGGGGCAAAGTGTTTTCGCACTGGTACTATAGTGGTTTCGCCAAGCTGATTGCAGAAGACCTTGTCCTCTAGTACCGAGAAGCCGCAAGCCCGTTTGTACAGGGCTTTTGCTACATTGGCATCAGCGTCCATGCGCCCTATTCTGAGCGCTTCCCTAAAGTTGTAGTGTTTCTTCTTCCATGCTTCTATGGTAGCTTCGGGTACGTCAAAGAAGTCAGCCAACTCTTTAATCGTAGCACCGAGCAGACACAATTTCTTGGCCTGTCGTGCATAAACTCTTTCATAGGGGTGACTGGTAGACATAAACATGGCCCGCAAACCGGAATTTACGGGCCATTATAGCGAACTTTTCTGATTTGTCTAGTTCAGGGTGAAAGGTACCTTGTCATCCAGTGACTTACCTGTCACAGTAGAGAACCAGACAGAGATATACGGCCAGCCGTCAGCGTCACGCAAGTTCTGATAACTACCAGCCGGTAACTTGATGATAAGCTTGACAAATTCCGCGCCAAGGGTAGCACTGGACACAAGCCCTTCTAATTCAGTACCTTGCGCGTCAAACACGGGTAGATGCTGCGAGTTAACCCGCATCTGAGATACCGCTGAATGTGCTAAGTGACTGAGATTCATGTCCTTTTTCCTGTCGTATGCCTCTGCGAAATAGTAGAAGTCATGTGACGCCCGGTTGCCCCCTCTGAGGGGCGTGAAAAAGTCAGGGCGTGTCATGACCGGGTTGTGCCCTGCTGCTATCATGCGCTTGACCTCTGGCTCCAGTTCCCACGGGTTTGCGGGTTCTGTTGGTGGGTAGAACGCACCTGACTGGACAGGGGTTTCGTCACCCCATTCCAGTAAGTTGTCACCCCATTCCAGTAGGTCATCATCATACCATGCGAGTATATCAGAAGTCATTTGTTTGTCAAGCCCCGTGTAAGTGCCTGTTTATCTAACTCTTTACGGTACCTGAGTCCGGCTTTGGCATAAGGGTAGTTCATGGTACCCCGGTAGTAAGCGGGTGCCCGAAATTTGTCATAGCAGCGCCAAAACGTGTCTTTGCCAGAGCTACCCCGGTTGCGCCGGTCAGGAGTGCCGAATATACCTTGCCGCGCCAAGTCCAAAACGTGTTGTGTCTTGCTATCAATCATGTTGGTTCTCCAGTTGGTTGCGGCTACCCTGTCAGTATAACAGGGTAGCCGGGTGGTGTCAAGCGGCCTTCAGGTAGCCATAGGGCAGACCGTGGCAGTGTTCAAAATAACCGTCATCGAATTTGGCCTGTTCCCCTTCACCGTCACGAATCCAGCGAAGTGCAGTTTTACGGTCACCAGCCCCGCAAGCTATGGTAGACTCTACCAGTGCCTCAAATTCCTTGACGGCCCGCTTCTCAGCTTCTGCTTGCCTAGCGTTCTCTTCGTCCAGAGCCACAAGTAGGTTGTCATAGTCCTGCTTCAACTCTTCGTCAGACATATCGTCAAAGTTGACCCAACGGGGTTTGATCCCGTGAACGCTCTTGTAAAGGTCTACGTAGGTTTCGATCATCATGTGGCGCTCATAACCTGCTACAGTAGTGATTCCGTATTCAGCCCAGTGAGCCGGGTCTTCAACTATCATGCCAGCCCAACGGTTGTCAGGGTCTTCTGCTACCCATGCAGCGGTTTTGGCGTTTTCGGCTTTGATGTGTGCGGTCAGTTCGTTCATGTCAGTTCTCCAGTGCTAGTAGGTTAGTGGTTAGCTGTTGTTAGCAAGATCGATCATTTTCTGAAGTTGCGCCTTCATTTCTTCCAGTTGCTTGACTTCGTCTTTCATGTTGTCTATGTTGTAAACTTTGCTGCGAAGTTGACCGGCCATGTATTGAAGGTCTTCGGTCAGTGCGTTATAAGTGTTGCGTGCATTGATCTTGTGGTTGCGAAGTGCGGTCATGTCAGTTCTCCAGTTGGTTGCAGTGAAACAGTGGAAGAGATTATGAGGGAACAGTTTCCGCTTGTCAAGCTTTTTCTGCAATTTTCTTTCCTTACACAAACAGGGACTTACACCAAACCGGCTGTAAGTCCCTGTGTTAGTAGGAAAAGAAAATTTACCACTCCAGATGGAAATCCTCAATCGTTTCCTGAACGAAGTGCAGCACCGTCTCGTAACCGTGTTGCTCTTCAGAGATAGTGCCGTCATCGATGCAAGCGGCCATTTGCGCTACCAGAGCAGTCAGATCAGCGTAAGCCTGTTCATCAGTGTCGCTCATGGTGCGGGCCAGTTTGGAAGCTTTGTCCATCAGGGTAAGAAGGTCTTCAGTTTTCATGTCGGTTCTCCAGTCTAGTAGGTTAGTGTTACAGGTAGTCAGCAGTGATTTGGTTCAGGTCACGCTCTAGGATAGCAGCGTCCATGTCGGTCAGGACAGAGATTGCTTTGGACAGGGCCAGCGGGCTGTTGTCCAGACCACTGAAACGGTAGTCTTCAAAAGTGATATCGTCCATCAGGTGAGTGGCGATATCGGCACCTTTACGGGCCAGTTCAGCAGCAAGAGCAAGAGCGTTGAAGTGTGAGTTGGTCATGTCAGTTCTCCAGTTGGTTGCGGTCTCAACAGACCGTGGAAGAGATTATGAGGGAACAGTTTACCGTTGTCAAGCTTTTTCTGCATTTTTCTTTCCTTACACGAACAGGGGCTTACGGTCTTTCGACTGTAAGCCCCTGTGTTGCTAGGGAAAGAAAATTTGGAGACTAGCCTGTCAGTCTCCCTTGGTTGCTGCCAGAAACCTGACGGTTCAGGCCCGCTTTCCGGCCAGCCCTGTGGCCTTCACCATAAGCGTCACGACTACCAGAGTAGGAAGACTGGCTGTTCACGTAGTTGACTGGAGCAAAGTGTTGCTTGACCAGTTGCTGCTTACACACTACCAGAGCAGTGCCAGTTTGTGAGCCGGTTTCCATCTTGATAGCTTCACGCTCTTTCATCATCTCGCGAACTTGAGCGGCCACCCCGGAAGCAAACCCTACCCTGTAAGCATGACGGTCTTTGCGGCCAGTGTGGTAGCGTTCGGCTTGCTGGTAAGCCTGACCACGTAGGTACTTGAAGAGTTCGTAGGCACAAACAGCGTCAACCAGCATACCCTCAAATTTCAGTTCCAAGAAGCCCCTGTCACTGCGAACATAGCGCACCTGACAGTCATTGTAAGTAGCAACAGCCACTGACAGGACAGAGGTAAACAGGTTGTTGGTCTTCTGCTTCAGGTTGGTGACCTTGCTGCCCATGTCAGAAGCGTCAAGGGTAGTCAGGTCAACGTCACTAACTTGGTGCTTGTCCATCAGCGCCCGCGCCCGCTTTGCTGCTATAGCTGCTTCGTTCGGGCTGGAAGTGTCGCCAGCCATTGCCAGCAGTTTGCGGATACGGTCAAGGATTTTGTCGTTTGCTTGGTTCATGTCAGTTCTCCAGTTCGGTTAGGTTGTCCGGTCTCAACAGACCGTGGAAGAGATTATGAGGGAGTTGTTTCCGTTTGTCAAGTTTTTTCTTTCGTTACACAAACAGTCAGTTACCGTTTCTTGCGTCCAAAGAGCCGTTTGGCCCCGGTCAAAATCTGGTCAGCGGTGTTAATGGCCCCGTCAACAATCGGGTCAGAACTGTCCGTAACCTGCTTTTGCACCTGTCTGGAAATTCTCTCCAGTTCTACATCTGTAGGAATAGCGTCTTTGAAGCCCTTCTTACTGAATTTGCGTCTTGCCATGTCATGCTACCTCTGTAGGTTGAGGGGCCATCCTTGGCCCGTTGGTGCTATCCTGTTAGACTCTGTGCCACCCGGCCCGCCACGCTTCCCACTGCAAAGAGTTGGTCATGTGGGGGTTGTCTTCCAGACTCTTGCCTTCCTGTCGTGCGGCCTGTCCGTTGTCTGCTACTTTCCTGACTTCAGCTTCAACTTCCCACTGGTCAAGCATCTGCTGTTGTCCGTTTGTTGGTAAACTCATGTCAGTTCTCCAGTCTAGTCTGTTAGGTTGAGGGGCCATCCTTGGCCCGTTGGTGCTATCCTGTTAGTCCTCGAAACGAGCGCCCTGTGAAGCGGCCAGTTCAACGGCCAGTTCAGTTTCGACGTTGTGAGGAATGCGCATGTAGTTGATGAAGTAATCAGCGCGAACCTCTTCAGAAACGGTGCCGGTCTCAGCGTCTACTACCTTAGTCCACCAGTAGTGACCGTCAAACCGTGTGGCAGTCAGTTCGTACATGCCACCCCAAACCCGGTCAGCGTAAGCAACAACGGTCTCAACTTCGATCTTAGAGCCAAAGCGGAAGCCATTCAGGTTGCCCCGGCTGCGACGAATCTCCAACTTGCCAGCCCGGTTCAGAATCTCACCCTCAGACCGTGCAGAGAAAACCACGGTGCCGTCATTCTCACAGAGCAACCAGCGTGCAGTCTTCACCTTGACTACCTTGAGGGTCTTGCAGTAAACGTCAACGTCATAAGAAGAGGAAGCGTTTGCGATGTCGAAAGTTGTGTAAGCCATGTCAGTTCTCCAGTTCGGTTTAGGTTGTCAGGTCACTCGACCATGGGGAATATTCTACGCACCTTGGCGTAAATGTCAAGTTTTTTCTTTTCGTACACGAACAGTGGCTTACACTATCCCAACGCATAAGTGCCTGAACCGCTACGAAAAGAAAAATTGAATTTTCTTTCCGTAGCAGAACAGGCACTTACACTAAACCGTGAAAGATTTTTTCGCACTACAATCGTAGTGTGAAAAGTGCCAACAGGAACAAGAACACTACAGATATAGCAACACCGAGTATGGCTTGTTTGGCCGTTGGTTTCATCATTGGTTCATCCACCCAGTCATGGTAGTCTTCCATCTGCTCTCTGGTCAGGATGGGGGTGTTCTTGTTCAAGCGCTTTTTTCTCAACATTTTCGCACTACTCCTATAGTATGATTTCGTCCCTTACAAAACGCTGCAACCCTTCTATCTCTGTAGCTAGTTGCAACTGGCGTTCGGTTAGCTCTTCCAACTTCTGTAGTAGTCTCTCCCTGTTGGTTATGGTGGGTTCAGTTTCCGGTTCTGGTACCGGGTTGCCGTCTTCGTCCAGCAGTGGTAGTTTTTCGCGGTCTTCGTTGACAGGCACCTTACACCCCGGCTTGATGTTGCGGGGTGCGTACTTCCTGCCCCCGGCAAACTTGCGGGGTGAGTCGAACAGGTCAGTACGTTCGTACACGTTGGCCTTGTTAGCGCCAGTCACGCCAATGAGCCTCAACCGGGTTTCCTTACAGAATAGAGACAGAGCCGATGAAATGCGGTTGCTGTCCAACCATGGTAAGTTTTCGTGTATTTTCTTCGTACAGAACACCCGCACTTCAGGGTTAGATTCTAACCAGCGGAAGACCTCTTCCACTACAGTCATAGTTTTTGTTGTCATGCCAGTTCTCCAGTTCGGTTAAGTGGGTCTTTCTATTCGCACCCTCATATAAACAGTTTCATGTAGGATGTCATCGCGAGTATGCCTGATGTTTCCATCTTTGTCAAGTGCGAACTTCACTACCCGCCCGGTCTTTTCGTTGGCCTCTACTACGTGTTTCAGTTCTTCGCCTGTATCGGCGTTGAAGACTTTGGCCTTCATCCAGTTTTGTGTCTTTCCTGCTATCTCTTCCCTGTTTCCTGTTCTGTATTGCTCTTGTTTTCTGTCCACCCCTACTTCAGCTTTTAGTGGATTCGACCTGACTATAGTTAGCGCCCCCGGCCCTGTTAACCCGAGAAACTTTAAGAATGTGCGTCTGTTCACTGTCATTTCCGTTTCCTCTTGGTCACTGTTACTTTAGCCCCTTTGTGTACGTGTGAGGTCAAGGTCTGTACTGTAGGGTCAGAGTCGCACCCGTCACACCACCACCTACCCTCTAACATAGAAGGTCGTACAATACTATCGCACCTGTCACACAACATCTCACCTACTGCTGAAGTGTGAGTGACCATTTCACCTTTCCTGCTTGCCGCCATTGCTGTTCTCCTGTAGTAATGTACTACCTGATTTCATAGGGATTTTTAACCAATACGTACATACTACTCACCCGCTGTAGTAATGTACTATCTGATTTCATAGGGATTTTTGACAGTAGGTACGTACTGTCCAGAAACTGTAGTAATGTACTACCTGATTTCATAGGGATTTTTGCCTGTAGGTACATACAGCGTAGTATAGTACAGCCATACACCCTAGCAGTGTATGACTGTACAACAGTACGTACCTACTCTTCCCGGTCAGTGTGATACATCTGGCCTTGCGCTCTAACTTGAAAGCACGTAAAGCCCCGGTCACGCCACCATGCAACCATGTCATCCCTGTCATCCAACACGAATTCCACGTTGTCAGGGGTGAGGTCATGCTTCTCTAGTAGTGCGCCTTTCCAGTTCTTGTCACAACCGAGTGCGGCCTGTGAACCGCTGTTCATGTCTACTCCTGCACTTGGACGCATCTCAAGGCTGGAGTGTGGCACAAAGTGCGCCTGCAACCACTCTTCTGTTGCTGCCCTTGTAGAGTCAGCGCGGCCCGTAAAGATGTGGACATTGTGTGTCATCCAGAACCGTTCAATAATCATGAGTACCGGCTGGTTCAGTTCGTCATTGTGGCACAAATCAAAGTACGCGCCCCAACCGTGTGACTCTATCATAGGTCTTCGGTGGTCATCCAGCGCTAGTGTGCCGTCCAAGTCTACTATCAGATTAGTCTTTGCCATATTCATCTCCTGAGTTAAACACTGCTATTATAACAGATTCAGTGGTTTTTGCCACCCGTAAGCTGTTTGTGTTCGGCCTGTGCTATTGCTTCCCCTTCGGCTCTACTGACCAGTTTCAAGTGCAAGCCGTCTTCTCTTTCATACACCGTCAGGACAGGGGATGGCCCTGCCGGTGTAGTGCTAAGTTGCTCTATCTCTTCCTTAGTCAGGACAGTCTCAAGTGTGTCCGGTGCTATCCTGTTAAGGAGAAGCGCACACAGAGTATGCCACTGGTCTGACATAGCTTGTGTGACAGGGTGAGCCGGGTTCAGTTCATCACGCTTTCCCATAACGCGCCCCTTCTCCAGCAGGGCCAAAGACAGCCTGACAGGAAGTACAATAGTACTTTTCGCTCATGAGGTCACGGTCAAGCCCTGACTGTAAGCAGAATGGGCACCGTGACTCAGCAATGTGCTGTATTGCCATATTCTCTGTCATGCCCTTTGGAAATTGAATAACTTGGTCTTTCTGCTCTCCAAACTTGGCACCCGCTGGTATCGTCCTGTCAGGCCGACCACCAAACAACGTCTTTGGCCCGGTGTCTTCTTCCTGCTCTGGCTCTGGCTCCAAATTCATCTTGGCTACCAACTCACCAAACTTCTGCATGGCCTGAGCCGCCTGTTGACAACTAACACCAAATTGCCGGACAAGTTCTGTCAGCCGTTCTTCTCTTTCTCTCAGTTCTCTTTCGCGCTCTTCGTTCATCTTCATCACCTCTTGGTTGGACATCTCGCGTGCTACGTGCCGTGCCAGCCACGTAGCACTATATTCCTCTGATATTTATATCACATTTTATATCATACCTTTCTATACTCTGAAACCTTAACCTAGAACCTAGAACTAAGTAGAACTTAAATTAACAAAGGGTATGTGTTTCAGAGAGTTACCCCCTCTTGCCCTGTTCCATGTAGATTTTCCTGACATAACCCGTTCCGGGTCAAGACTTCTTCTTTCTGTGCGCTCAGTCGATACATCGAAAATCCCGTTGCAAAATGAAACATTACCCTGCTTTTTTCGGGGTTTTTCAAAATCACCCCTCTCCCTCCATAGCGGCTATTATTTCATCTGAAAGCCAACTTTCCCCATTCTTTAACAACCATGAAATACTCTTCAATTCTCCGTTACTTCCCCCTATGGTAAACTCACCATTTTTGTTCCACCCGATAATCAATACTTCTTGCATATCCCAATTTCGTGCTGCCTCTAAAATCCCATCAACACTAACCCGTGGGTTAGGGAATATTTTGATGTTGTTCTTAGCCATCACCCCACCTGCTCGTCAGCGTCATAAACTACCTTTAAAGGCCCAAAACCGTCAAGTTCCTTGTTTCTTGCCCTCTCATTCAGTTCCCTTATAAATTCCTCAAGGCTCTCCCGCCCGTCAATTTCCTTATCCACTACCTTGGCAAACATCTTCTTTAGCCCGCGCAAGTCAGGCATCAAGTATCCATAGTGGTGTTTCTTGGCACCCCGGTACATGACGTTGCTGTGCTGGCGTGACCGGCTCTGTTCAAAGCCCAAGTTCTTCAGACGCTTCCCTATATCCCGTTTCGAGAACTTGAAGCGCTTGAGGTCATCACAGAATTTCGTATACGAAAGGTAAAGTAGACCTGTTGGCACCCATTCCCCAAAATCGGGCAACTCTTCATAGTCAAATCCTTGGTCATGGGCGTGTGCCACTTCCAGCCCCGGCAACGGTGTTTCCTCTTCCACCATACTGACCAGCCATTCCGTGAAGGGGTCATCAGAATACTCAACCACGTCATAGAAAGTTTCGGTCTTCATGGCCTGATACTGTGCCGAGAAGTTTACGCGCCGTTCCATGAGACTATGTAAAAAGGCTGCTATGACTTCGTCACTGTCTATGTGTTCCTTGAGACGCTCGAAATACTCCCTGTCACCTACCCGGCAAGTGCTGACGTTCAGAATGAAATACCGTCTTTCCTCTTTGTCTAGAGGCATAGGCTTTCTGTCGTTCGTGATGATAATGAAGTGCATCCTATTCGCGACATTGGGCATCAACGCCCCGCCCTTTATCTCTAGTCGCATGGTATCGCCAGTGATGAAGCCCTTCAGCTTGTTGGCGTCATCCGCACTCTTGCCCGCCCGTAGTGAAAATTCATCCGCGACAAATAGCACAATGTTAGCCAAATGCGCATTGAACTGTAGGAATAGGCTTTCCCGGTCGAACGCTATCATTCTGTTGTTCTTCTTGAACAGCCGCGCCACGGCATTAGCAAACATGTTCTTGCCGGTGCCCTGTGAACCTATCAGGACAGGGGCAACACCAAAACGCTCTTCAGGACGTTGCACCCAAGCGGCCAGCATATCCATGAGGTAATCAAATTTAGTTCCATCACCCCCACAAATAACTTCGTGGATATGCCTATAGAGTAAGTTCCACTCACCCTCTTTAGGTGGCACTGCAAAACCTTCCCACAAGTCAAGCATCTTTGGCGGTGGCTCGTTGAAGTACAGACCTATTCCCCGGTGTTTGCGCCTGTAATCCCAAGCTAACCACTCTTCCAGTAGGTCTATATTCCGTTCCGAGTACACCCACCCGGCTTGTGACATCTGGAATTCACCCCGCTTGAAGGCCCACTTGGAAAACTCTGCCTTCATCTTGTCACGGGTATAACCTACCAGTTGCTTACTGTTCCCGTCTTCCAACTTCACCATGCTGTACACCAGTAGACTACCCTCAACGTCAATGGTGAAATAGTACTGGTTGATGTAGTGTAAAGCGTAGTGTAGAAGCAACTTGCAAGCGGCCTGTTTCGCAAGGTCATCCGGGTTCTTTTCCAAATCCTCAAGTTGCTGCTGATCCGCTTCCTGTAGTGCTGCTTCCGGGTCAACTTCCTCAACGTCATCCAGCATAGAGTCCAGCGCTTCAGTGTCACCAAACAGGCTGTTACCGCCGCGCATGACTTCCAACCTATGAGTATAGAGTAAGCAAAACGCTTGGTAGCCTGTCAGGTACCGGCCTGTACTCAGTGGGTCATTGTCGTGGTGTGAGAATATCTTGTCTTCTTCAATCCAGACACCCGGACTGTCTGTAGTAGACGCTGGTGCCAAATACTTGCGCGGCTCTTTCTGCTCATATCCAAAATAGTCTAGGATATCGTGAAGGGGCACAAATTCGTTGAAGGTGGCTTGCAAAGGAAGGGGTTGATACTGTTCGAGAACCGAAAACATGTGGTCATCTGAAACCGTCAACTGGCGTGTCGGTTTCGGTGGCTCTATTCGCGAATAGTCCAGATTAAACGGCACTTCCGGCCCGTCACACCAACCTACTCTAACAGTGTCCCGAAAGGGGTCTGGTGTCCTGACCAGTTCCGGGTCAGCAACGATATGTACCTGTGCTGGCCTGAATAGCGCCTTGTCGAAGACATCTAAATCTAGATCATCCTGCTGGTCAATCCAGTTCCCCCAATCAAAGTTACTGGCCTTTGTCTCCATCCAGAACACCAAGTGTAGACACACCCCCGGCTTACCGAGTCCGTGACTACCAGTGTAGGCCCAAATGAAGCCAGCCCGCTGAAACTCTTCTGGTAGGTATTCCTGAATAACCTCTACCGCTGTAGCCTGTGGTGTCTTCTTCCAACTGTCCGGCTCTAGTATTTCAGCACTGTCGAAATCGAACATCACCCAATGGTGGCCGTCATCCTTGAAGTTGCCCCGTTTACGCCTGAACTTCCAGCCGCCGCTACGCTGCCGCCGCGCTAGGTCACTATCCTGTTTTTGGATATCCAGCCGGTTCCTGATAATGCAACAGTTGCGCCTATTCCTCAAGCGCTCAATCAGTCCGTACAAATCTTCCAAATTGTCTACCCCTACTTCCTGTCCAACATGCCATGTAGGGTATTTGGGTGGCAACTTCTCTCCATCCCTGAATTTCTTGGCGAAGGGTGACGCGCCCCCATCCAAACCTTTTATTACTGTGACGAAATCTCTGTGCTCTTCCATAGTGTGTTTTCCAGTGCCTTTGTAACCTGATGTTTGTTATCAAAAAGCCAACCGCCGTAAAGCGCTTGACAAGCCCTTTGTTTTCTGCTAACCTTTCCTTTCACGGTTAAGGGGCCATTCCGGTGGATTCGGAGGGTGGTTCCCTCTAGGATTATCGCGACCTGCCGATGGTTCTCCAGTGCCGCCGAGTGTGCCCTGCAACCGTGTTCTCCAAATCTCCTGATGATTTGTTGCCCGTTGTACCCTGACCCCTTCCGAGGGGTCAGGTTTTTATCCTAGCACAACCTAGCACCCTTGTCAACTTCGACAATGCCTGCTTAAACTCACCTTTGCCTGCAATCCGGTTCTACTATCCCAGTAGACACCAACTCCATTTTCACGTATAACCTTGCCTGTCACTGGCCGGGTTTGAGCCATTGAACGTACTACCGTGGGGCTTCGCGTACAGACGCAAATAGAATTCCCGGTTAGTGACACCCTTTAACCAGCACTGGAGAATACCATGCCTGTGAATAAAGTTCACCGAGTCCACGAATACGCCGCTGCCCTGAAATACGGTTTACTGGCTCTTGACAGCTTCTATGAAGGAGACCCACCCGACAGTTTCGGTGATGCGGAAGACGAGTTAGACATGTCCCTGACGCACCTTCAGACCGCTGCAAACTATCTTATAGCGACTTATGAAGAGCATGGACATGACATTCCCGTTGTTCTTCAGCAACTTGAAGGGGGTTGACAAACAAAAAAGGGGCGTTATAATCTTGACGGCTGGCAACAAGCCAGAACTTGAAACTTAACAGGAGAATTTTACCGATGAGCAAGAACACTATTGTAGCAACCGCGCTGTTTGCGCTGACTTTCGACACTGCTGAAGAACTGGAAGCAGCACAGACTATTCTGGAAGGTGGCGTACCTTCTGGCACCACGGCAAAGGCAACGAAACTGCACACACCGTCCAAGAAAGAACTGAAAGACGTTCTGACTGAACTGCGTGAAGAGATGGGTACCGAAACCCTGAAAGACCTGCTGAAGACCCATGGGGCCAAGAATCTGGCAACTCTGGAAGAAGACGAGTGGCCGGGTATCTACGCTGCTGCCAAGAACCTGCTGGAAGAAGACGATGACCTTGGCGGTGACGATGATGATGACCTTGGTGATGACGATGACCTTGGCATGGACGATGACGATGACCTTGACACCGATGTTGACGCCGAGGAAGTCAAGGTAGCTGTCCAGAAGTACGCAAAGGCCAATGGCCGCGACAAAGCAACCAACATTCTGAAGGCCAACGGCTTGAACAGCGTTCGCGGTCTCAAGGGTGCGACTGCTGAGCAGCGGGCCAAAATCTACAAGGCTGTCACCAAGTAAGCCACAATCCAGGTACTGTAGTAAACTACCCCGGTGTAATGCCGGGGTAGTGTTTTCAGGAGACTATAATGACAGACAAACATGAATTCAAGCCGGGGGATTTGTGCGTAGCAGCCACTTTCCCTCTACAACACCTTTGGCACGTTGGCACTATCGTTTCAGTAACCGAACACGGTACCCACCACGTTGATTGTCACAACCCCGCCAGTGGCCGTCATCCTTCCCTTGACCAGTACCGTCTTCAACCGCACGAAGTCAAGCCTATTCCTGAAGGGGCCAAACCCGGTGATGAAGTCCGGGGTGACTTGTTCAAGAAAGACACGGTTGCCCATTTCTCTATGACTGTAGTCCCTGAGCATAGAATTTGGACGGAAAAGTCATGAAGGGGGTGGAGACACATTCCTTTAACCGGCTCTTGCGCTACTGTGCAGGGGTCAACCACATTCTCACAAAGGCCGGTTTACCTGCTCTGGTAGAGGCAAAGGTCACTCCTAATGGTGAATTTGGAGAATTCACTTTCCGGGGTGTCCTGTTCCGGTTCACCCACGACTACACGACTGGCCGCGCCGATATCACTATAGCGCCACCCAATCTCAAGAACCTGTTTTTCAACCCTAACCTGATAGACAATCTGGCCTACCGGCTGGCTGAAAACGTGGACAACATACCTGATGACTGCATAGCGAACGTCCAAAGTTCTACTATTGTAGTACAGAAGGCACCTGCCCATGTTGCCGCTATGTTCGCTGTTGCTACTATGATAGGGTCAACCCGCTTCGATGAAGCACCCTATGAAGTATTCGATCAGGAGAACAACGATGGTGAATGACACCAAACCCGAAGTCAAGATTTTGAACCGTGACGAGTGTAACGCACTACAATGGCAGTCTCAGAGTATTTTCATGGCGAACCTGATACACAAGGTGCTGGTGAAATACGGCTTTCCCTGTCAGGTTGTGCACGACAGGGAAGGGGATGCTTACAACTACCACTCTATACTTGTAGGTGACTCTGCCCGTGTTCGTTGTGTTGGACAGTTCTGCGACTTTGAACTGTATGATGAAGTGGCCGGTGCGATGGTGACGCATTCCGTAAACATGTTCACCATTGTCAACCGTCTGCTCCATGCCCGCGACAAGGCTGAAGAACGAACCAAGTACGAAGAGGAAAAGGCCAACCGCCCCGGTTATAATCACTGATTCACTACAACTGAACTGGAGAACCATGAAACACCAAAAGACTAGAAAGTGTCCCGAATGTAAGGATACCAGCAACCTACAGATAGACGTGGATATCATTGACGGCTATGTGGTACGTTGTATGGAACCGTTGGGGTGCGGATACGAAGGCAAACCGTCTAACAACATACGGCAAGCGCTCACCAACTGGAACACCCGGCAGGAGTTAGAGATATGAAAAACCCTAAAATCAAACAACGTGTGGTAGTATATGATAGATACCGTTTTGCTATCCCAGTGAAGGGAATTATCGTCAACGTATCTGACTCAAACGATGGGGTGCAGGTACAATTAACAACATCCAACCACCCACAATACCCCGTTGGGTGTGATAATGTTTGGGTGTCGCGCCGCCAGTTGAGAAAAGATCATGAGTGAACACAGACGCTTTGCCCCAAGTAGTATGTACCGGCTTTTCGAGTGTCCGGGTTCCCTGAACTTGATTGAGTCACTGCCACCACCCGAACGGGAAAGCGGTGACAGTGTTTGGGCCAGACGTGGTACATGTGGTCATATGTTTGACGAACAACTTCTTGCTGCTATTGTAGATTATGTTCAATATTGCCAGCGGCTGATACCTAAGTCTGATGTCTGGCACCCGGAGAAAAACCTATCTCTGGAGGGGTGGAAACCCCTTGAACAACACGGTATAGACGGTGATGAAGTTGGTGGTACCATGGACTTTATCTCTATAGTAGAACGCAACGGGCTGCTGGAAATCGTTGACCTGAAGACTGGCAAAGGCACTGTAGTAGAAGTGTCTGACAACCCCCAGCTTATGACTTATGCCCTTTGCGCACTGCTGGCCTATCACAGGAAGCACAAAATTCGCAAGGTTAAGATAACCATAGGGCAGTCTGCTGTTGACCATATTGACGGGCCAATCAGGAGCGAAACCTACACAGCCAAAGAACTGGTTGAGTGGGGCAAGGAAACTCTAATACCAAAGATTTTGGCTAGTCAAGACCCAACCGCGCCCCGTATTCCCGGTGAACACCAGTGCCAGTATTGCCCCGGCAAGTCTCACTGCAAAGAAGCGTATGACTATGTACTCGACGCTGCTATGATAGAGTTTGACGGTGTGATAGAGCCGGACAATCTAGAGGAAGAGGTACCTATACGGTTGCCGGACACCGAGGTACTGACACGGGCACAATCCAAACTACTGATTGACCACGGTGACCAGATCATTGACCTGATTCATGCGGTCAAGGCCAAGGAACACGCTAAGGCTGAACAGGGTGACATACTGCCCGGTTACAAGCTGGTGAGGAAACGGGCCAACCGGCGCTACTGCCAAGCAGAACAGGACGTAAAAAAGGCACTCAACAAACTTGGCCTACACCCGGCTGACTACAACACTGCACCAGCACTGAAAACCCCTTCTCAGGTAGAGACTATTCTGAGAGGTAAGGCTATATCAGTAGACGCTATTCAAACTTTCCTCAACAACAATGTGGAAACCCCGGAAAACGGTACTAACTTTGTCAAGCTTAGTGCCCCCGGCGCACCTGTGCGACCTGCTATTGAAGCAGAATTCGCGCACCTTATTGACAACGATGATGACGATGACTTACTGGAGTGGTAACTATGAACCCGAAAGAAACCTTACTGTATAGTCTGTTGCAACGTCACGCTGAAGGGCTTGACGCGCAACTGGAAAAGGATCAGGACGTACCCATGGCGTTTACTATTGTGGCGTTCTCCATGGAGGAAAAACCGAAAATTTCCTATGTAACGAACGCTGAACCCCACACTTTATCAGTCGCTTTGCGCGAACTGGCTGATATAATCGAAGAGCAAGGGCACCCCGGTGTCCAGCCGCCTACTCAGCAGTAGGTTGACATTGCCCCGGCAATCTGGTATCCTAACCCTGCCAACTGGCAGTTAACGTTAACGCAACACAGGAGTGATATAAACAATGGCAACAGAAAACAAACCGAGTCCTACACGGGTTGTAATCGGCCCTGTTCGACTGTCCTACCTTCATCTCGCAGAACCAGTGTATGATGAGGAAAAGGACGAAAAATACTACCGCGCCCAAATCCTGTTACCCAAGAAAGACAGGAAGACACTGGAAGTACTGAAAAAGGCTATTATTGCCGGTGCAGCGAAAAAGTTCACCCGCGAAAAGGCCCGCAAGTTGTTGAAGTCTCCACAGTTCAAGCTTCCTATCCGTGACCCGGAAGCGGAAGACCGTGACGGCAAGGAATACGATGGAATGCTGTTTTTCAACACCAACACGCTGGCAAAGTTCCGGCCCGGTGTACTGCTGAAGAACGGCACCAAGTTGACTGACCCGGACGATATCAACGACCATTTCTATTCTGGTGTTTGGGTTCACTGCTCTGTCTCTGCTGCTGGATTCGACAACAGCGGTTCAAAGGGTGTCGCCTTCTTCCTCAACAACGTTATCAAGTGTAAGGATGACGAACGGTTGGACGGCATGGTGGACGCTGAAGACGAACTGGCTGACCTGATTGATGAGGACGCAGACGTAGGCATGGACGATGACCTTGACATGGGTGACGATGACCCGTTAGGTCTTGACGACGATGACGAGCCGCCCCGGTCACGCCGTCGCCGCCGCAAGCCCGCCGACGATGACGACGATGATCTGGATTTCGATCTCTGACTGACAGGCTAGTCTAACCGCAACCGAAAAGCCCCTGCACCTACAAGTGTAGGGGCTTTTTCACTTTATCAGGAGAATGACGATGAATACATGCCGCATTACTATTGAAGTACACAACAATGTTGATTTTGAAGCTGTCATGGAAGTAGCAAAACGATTTCACCCTACTATTGAAGAATTTGAAGACCCACTGCGCATGAATGAACCCATGCCGCCCGAAACAGCCCGCTTGATTATGGACTATCAGGATAGTAACCCAAATTGCGATTCACTGGAAGTTCAACAAATGTTAGGACTTAACAACGGTTCTCAAATGATAGAACAAGTTATGGAGAGAACGCACCCGGCTTGTGAACCTGTCATTTATGAAAGACCCTTCAAAACAAACGGATATAACTCCCTTGCTATGAGATTGGCTTATACTGCTGACCCCAACATGAAACGTACAACTTTGGGTATGTTATTTGGCTGCTCCCATACTCAAGCGTACTACATACTTTTGGGGAATGCTGACAAGCACATAGCGAGGTTGCCAGATATATTCCAAAGCAGTGTTAGGAAAATCGGGACTGGCGATATTCGATAACTGGTAACACCCAATAACAGGAGATACTACATTGAAGTTAAACGTTGGCTACAATTTCGATAAGCACATGCCCGAAGTGCTTGACCAAATCAATCGGGAACACGGCACCGCTGAAGACCGGATCACAGAGGTTTACGGTAGTGACAAGGCACACGCATGGCTGGCTGCACGACCGGATTTCAGACTGCCAGACATAACAAACAGCAACCTTGCCAACCATGTGGCGCTACTCCTGAGTTACGGAATCAGGTTCAACTACACAATGAACGCGCCGTATCTAGGTAGCAAGGCTGAATTCATGGCCCGCAAGGAAGAACTGATTGAGTGGACAAAGTTCCTTGTGGACAT